CGGAACCTCAAGATCGGCGCGCTGGACCCGTTCCTGGGCCTGATGAAGGAGGGCGCGGACGAGGCCGTTCAGTTGGCCAATGGCTTGTCGGGTGTCGCGCGCGCGATGGAGGACATCGCTCGGGCTTGGGCCAGCGCGACCGCGCAGGGCATACCGCAGAACCTGATCCCCTTCTCCATCGGGGCCGGGGCCGGGGCGGCTGGCGGCGCTGCTGGCGCTGGCGTGGACACCTCCAGCATTGGCCAGGGCGGCCCTGGCAGCAGGCCGACGCATCCCAACGCGCACGCGCGTGGAGCCCCGAAGCCGCAGCCGCCGCCGACTACCCATCCCGGCGCTCCGGCGCACGCAGCGCCGCCGCCGCAGCCGCCGCCCAGCGGCCCCGCGCCGGTACTGCCCGGCGGTCGCCTCCCCCGCTCGCTGCGTGACTTCAACCCAGGCAACATCATGGGCAGGGACGCGGCCACGGGGAAGATGATCTACGAGCACTACGCGAACTTCGCCGAAGGCTTCGGGGCGATGGCTAGGCAAGTCCGCATCGACTACGTGAGGCACGGCCTACACACGATCAGAGACCTGATCCTGCGTTGGAACCCGCCGAACGCGCCGGGCAACAACCCGAAGGAGACCCAGAACTATATCAACCGCGTGGCGGCGGCGGTCGGCGTCAATCCGAACGTCCAGGTGGACTACACGCAGCCCGGCGTCATCCGAAAGCTGATGGTCGCGATGGCGCTCGTGGAGGCTGGCGGCGGCAACAAGTACGCCACCTTACTCACCCAAGGGGCCGCCTCGATGCCGTTCACCCAGAATAACACCTTCAACATCCGCGCCACCGACCCGAAGGGCACTGGGCGGGAGGTCGTCGCCGCCCTGGCCCACACCGGCAAAACTGCGCGGTACATGCGGGGAGGTCCGGCCGTATGAACCAGCCCCTCGTTCTCGTGGGCGGCAGGGCGATGCGGCTGCAGCCGATGCCAGCGCCGGGCGTCGTGCAGCCGATCACCATCGGCCCCGCGAGCGTCAACCTCGCCCTGCCCGGCCTGCTGGGCGCGCTGCTGGCGGGCAACGCGAGCAGCGGCGGGCTCTGGGGCGACAAGTTCCGCTACCTGGGGCCGATCACCGCGCTGATGACGATCAGGGAGAGCGGCACCGACACCCTGCAGATCACCCAGCACCCGGTGGCGTCCGGCGCGCAGATCACCGACCACGCCTTCATGGACCCGGCGCGCCTCGAACTCACCATGATGGCGACGAACGCCCAGTCGCAGCCGTGGGGCGAGGACTACGTCCAGCACGTCTACCAGCAGCTCCTCGACCTCCAGAAGTCGCGCCTGAAGTTCCCGATCCAGACCGGCAAGCGGCTCTACCAGAACATGCTGATCGCGACCCTCAACCTGACGACCGACGAGACGAGCGAGCATGCGCTCATGCTGCAGATTTCCTGCCAGGAGATCATCACCGTGCCGACCCCGCCGCTGCAGGCGACGCCAGCCGCCAACCAGACCGCGCCGCAGAAGACCTCCGGCGTCAGCCAGGGCGGACCCAAGCAGGCGGTGGACACCACCATCGTGCCGTTCGCCTATGAGCCGCCAGCGACATGACCACCTCGTCCATCATCCCCCTCCTCGGCGTGAACGAGAGCTTTACGATCACGCTGGGCCTGCCCTACAGCTTCCGGATCGTCTGGCGCGATGATCCTTGCGGCATGGGCGGCTGGTTCCTCGACATCGGCGACGGCGGCGGCAACCCGCTGGTGCAGGGCATCCCGCTGGTCGCTGGCCACGATCTCTTGGAGCAGTTCGGCTACCTGGGCTTCGCTGGCCAACTGTGGATGCAGACCGCGCAGGACCCGCTCGCCGACCCGGCCTTCGACAACCTGGGGACCGACTGCCAGATGTTCTGGGTGACGCCATGACCCAGAAATATCTCCGGCAAGTGCAGCTCGCGGTCACCAGCAACCAGAAGAGGACCGGGCTCGATATCTCGGGCCTGCACTTCACCTTCTCGACCACCCAGTGGACGCTCGCGACCGGCAACCAACTGAAGCTGCGGCTCTACAACCTCGATGAGGAGAACGTCCTGCGCGTCGAGGGCGAGTTCACCGACATCATCCTGAACGCGGGCTACGAGGAGAACCCGCCAACCCTCTTCCAGGGCACCATCGTTCAGGTCCGGCGCGGCTGGGAGAGCGACAAGGCCGAGCGCTACATCGACATCACGGCGCTGGATGGCGACCGGGCGCTGGCCTACTCGATTATCAATACCGCCATTCCCAACGGCTCGACCTACAAGCAGCGCTGGGCCGCCATCGCCAGCGCGCTGAACCTGCCGGTGGATTTCCTGCCCTCGGAGGAGCAGCTCCCGGCCGAGCTGCAGAACCTAGCGCCGCGCGGCAGGACTTTCCACGGCTCGGCGGATGACGCCGCCAACGAGCAGGCGATGCACATGATGTGTACGTGGTCGATCCGGAACGGCAGGATCATCGTCGTCCCCTACCAGGGGGGCCTCCCCGAGACGGCGGCGCCCATCGAGATCAGCGCGGCCAACGGCATGATCGGCTGGCCCGAGCAGACCGACGAAGGCGTCCACGTTCAGACCCTGCTGGACGCGCGCCTCTTCTGCCATCAGAAGGTGCATATCAACAACGCCGATGTCCTCCAGCAACAACTCAGCCTGGAGCTTGATGCGGCTGGTGCGAACCTCGCTGGCACCGGCCGGGCCATCGTCGCTGCGGACGGCCTCTACCGGATCGTTGAGGTGACCCACTCCGGCGACACGCGCGGGACCGAGTGGTACTCCGACCTCCTCTGCCTCGCGGACGATCCCAACCAAACGCCGCCGAAGGCGATCAGCTCGAACGGGTGGTTCTGAATGGACCTTCGCGAGTATCTCGCCGAGCCCCAGGAAACGCTCCGCATGGCCCTGGCCGGGCTCCAGACGCGGATGTGGACCGCGATGCCTGGGACCATCCTGACCTACAACCCGGCCGCCATGACGTGCGAGGTGAGGATCGCGATCCTGGCGCGCCACACCCAGCCGCAAGACGACCCGAAGAACATGAACAGGCAGAAGGGCGTCAGCAACTACGTCACCACCCTCGTCCCCTACCCGAAGCTGATGGACTGCCCGGTGATCTTCCCGCAGGGCGGCGGCGCGGTGCTGACCTTCCCGCTGCAGCCGGGCGACGAGGTGCTGGTGGTCTTCGCCTCGCGCGGCATTGATTGGTGGTGGCAGAACGGCGCGGCCAGCGATCCGCAGGCGCCCGCCGAGTGCCGGATGCACGATCTCTCGGACGGCTTCGTGATCCCTGGTCCGTTCAGTCAGCCGCGCGTTCCGTCTAATACCAAGGCGGGGCGGCTCCCCTCCTCGGACCTAGTTGAGCTGCGCTCCGTGGACGGCTCCCAGAGCCTTGCCTTCAACCCGAAGTCAGGTGCGGTCTCGGTCACCGGATCGCTGAGCGTCGGGGCCAGCGCCATCATCGGCAACGGGGCCTCGGGCTCGTTCACCACGCCGACAGGCCAGACCGTGACGGTGCAGAATGGGATCATCACCAACCTCTCCTGAAGTCGATCCCCTCGACTTCCCGCTGTGCTTCCCGACGCTGAACACCCAGTGGTTCACCGACCTCCAGGCGGCGATCAACGGCTACCACGGCTCGACCAGCGCCCAGGTCCCGCCCGAGCTGCAGACGCTGATCGACGCGGCCTACGGCGACATCGCGCTGCTGAAGAGTACGATCACTTCGCAGCTCGCCTTCCTGGGGCCGCTGCAGGCGCTGATGGGCGCGCCGGAGGCCGATCTGGCCAAGATCGTCACTTGGATCAGCGACTTCATCAACGCGGTGCTGGCGCCGATGATCGCGCCCATCGCCAAGTTCAACGCGCAGCTCATGGCCATCGAGGGTCAGGTCACCGCGACCACGGCGGCGATTGAGGGGCTCGCCTCGGCCAACAACTGGACGATCAACATCCCCGGCACGGACCCCTTCTGCACCCTCGGGGCCGCGCCCAGCGCGATGCGGGAGGCGGCATGAGATACCGGGCGCTGGACACCAACGGCGACATGACGTTCGGCCAGGGCGGCGCGAACTTCCTCGTCAACTCGCCAGCCTGCGTCGGGCAGGCGGTCCTGACCCGGCTCAAGCTGATGCAAGGGGAGTGGTTTCTGGATAGAACCGTGGGCATGGCCTATGCCACCCAGGTCTTCGTGGAGGGCGGCCGGTTCACGGCGGATCGGGCGGCGCAGGCCGTGATCCTCGGCACGCGAGGCGTCAGCGATCTCGACGCCTACGCCTCGGCGTTCACCTCGGCGCGCAACT